TTCTAAGGAGGAAACTATGATTAAATTTATCGAAAGAAACAAAGAGATCATTAGCACACTCAGTATCGTAGCATTAGTAACTGTTTTGTCGAACGGAGCAAATGCTGATTCAGGTCTTGATACTAAGAACAATCTTAGCCTTGAACAGGCTCAGACATTGGAACCAGCCTCGAAAGAGGTTTTTTTGGTTTCTAAGGCAAAAAAACTAGAGAGTTTTGAGAATAAGGTTTCTCTGACTGATTCAGAATTAAAGGAACTGCTTTCTCTAGTAGGCTTCAAGGGTCAAGACCTTGTAGTTGCTTGGGCAGTTGCTAAAAAAGAGTCTAATGGTCGTCCATTGGCTTTTAACGGCAATCACAAGACTGGTGACTCGTCTTATGGTATGTTTCAAATTAACATGATTGACGCACTTGGTCCTGATCGTAGAACTAAGTTTGATCTTGACTCTAACGCTGAACTATTCAATCCCGTCAAGAATGCAGAAATTGCATACTACATGACAAACGGTGGGGAAGATTGGTCCTCATGGAAGGGCATCACCCCAAGAACAAAATTTTGGATGAGCAAATTTCCTAAGTAAAAAAATAACTAAAGGCACCTATGGAGAAATCTGTAGGTGCTTTTTAGTTTCTTAATATTAGGTTAATCGCTACTCTTGGGGCTTTTATTGTCTCAACCTCATGAGCAAGATTTTTAGGTACAAATATAAAATCGCCTTCTACAACATGAGTTTCATTTTCTAGATTCTCTCCTGTGCGCCAGATCATTTCACCTTTAACTACCCACTGAAACTGGTCAACATAATCTCTATGTTTGCTACCAACCACACCTCTGTTTTTCATTAAAGATACCAAACCAAAATTGCCAGTATAAATATCTGCAGGGTAATGAGAAAGTGCCCACTCTGTAACTGGAGCCAACTCAGGTATTATTGACATATATGTATCTTCTGTGTCGTAAAGTTGAAAAGCCATTCTTGACCAAAATCTACACTTCAGTCTCATATCAGAGGACTCGCCTTCGACAAAATCACTTAAAAGATATGATCTTTCTGGAAACTTTTCTAGGTCTTCTTCAACATACTTTGAAACAACCGACATTAATGTGTCCAAAGATGGCAAATCTGCAAAAGCATTCTTAAAAACATGAATTCTATTTTCTATTATTGCCTGTCTAACAAGGTTCATATCTATACTCATCTTAACCAACTTACTACAGCATATCTCTCTCCAGATATTACTGGAGACACTGAATGATTATATACATAGGTTGATGGAAAAATTAAGAACTCATTGGCTGCTGGCTTATATTTAATATTAAATCTTGGAAAAACTATTTCGCCACCCTCGTAGTTATCATTAATATAATATATTGTTGACATTCTTCTATGATAATCTTTGTGATCATCAATATGGTTTACAAACTTTTGTCCAACTCCATATTTTAATATACTATACTGATCGTGCCAGGTTGTAGAAAGTCCATGATCTACTTTATAGTCATGCTCTAATGGTCCTAGATTTTCAAGAAATAGGTTTGTGAGAGACGAGAAGAATGACCCCTGAAATCCAACAAAATCTTTAATCTCTGTATCGCTGTATGGAATTGGTACTACAAAAGTATCTCTTAGTTCCTTGTTTTTCCCAGGATCTTCATCTCCCGTTTTTACTCCCGCTAATTGCCATTCTATTTTTGCACTAGACATTCCTTCTTCAATATCTAAAACTAAGGATTCAGATTCTTTTATTGCGTCAGAGTATACAATAATGCCTGGAGCAATTTCTCTTTTTTTCATTACCACTTACCTAACGGACAAGATGCCAATTTCATTTTACTTTTTACAGTCATAAAGCACCCACACTTTTTGCATTGTTTTGTTAATTTTATTAATTCTGGACATGCTTTACAGATAGAGAATCTTTCATTAAACAATTCTTCATCTACCCATTCTGTTTCTGGATTAATCATATCCATTGGACCAACAGCAGATTTTTTATTGGTTTCTATTATTTCTTTTATTTTTTCTATACGACTTGTCATATATAAAATTATACACTATTCTTGGTTTTGTGCCCACTCATTACCATCATGAGTTAGAGCGCCGTGAGTAAAGAATAGATCGTTAGGCTCACAGTTTATAGTGATGACAGTGTGATCATAGTCGTGTATTTCTAGGACTGTTATTTCTGCCCAACCATCTGCTGCGTAATCCCACACCATATCTGTAGGAAGAAGTTCTGAAGTCTTCTTCATTGAAACTTCGTCCCCTCTTCTAATCAACAGTATATGGTTTGGAGAAAAAACATCCTCGTTTACGCTAATTATGGACGAAGATGGATGGAGAGTAACTTTATTTACAGTTGTAGTTGTTGGCTCTAATTCTGTTATGTCTTGCTGTGCCGTCCAAGAAAGCAATTCTTCTGTTGTATAGGAGTTCGCAAAGTCTGGAAGTTCTACGGACATAAGAACATCTCCAACCAAAACATCTTCTGCAGCCTTCATGGATCCGTCAGCCATTCTGACCTTTGTCATTGGTGCAAGCGATGCCATGAAGCGTGGTGTGAAACTGAAAGGTTCTGGTGTAACTGCAGGTGTAACTGCTGGGGTTACTGCAGGAGTAACTTCTGGTGTTACTGCAGGTGTTACTGCAGGAGTAACTTCTGGTGTTACTGCAGGTGTTACTGCAGGTGTTACTGCAGGTGTTACTGCAGGTGTTACTGAATCTTCTATACATTCACCAAAGTTTGGATACCAAGTATATCCTGGTGGACATTGTGATGGTGTAACTGCAGGAGTAACTTCTGGTGTTACTGCAGGTGTTACTGCAGGAGTAACTTCTGGTGTTACTGCAGGTGTTACTGCTGGGGTTACTGATGGTTCTACGCATTCATTAAACGATGCATTCCAAACTAAACCACATGCACCGCACTGACTTGAATTAAGCAAACTTGTGTCTGAACAATCTACTGGTGTTACAGGAGTTACTGGTGTTACAGGTGTTACAGGGGTTACTGGTGTTACAGGAGTTACTGGTGTTACAGGGGTTACAGGGGTAACAGATCCACTACAGTTTGGAAGTGTTGCTGTTCCTGTTGTAGTACTAGTGCTTGTTAATGAACCAGAACACTGAGAATTTAAATCTGCTATTGCTTCTGCTTCTGTATCTCCAGCACCTGCAAGAGCAGTTCCATTACAACATCCTACTGCAGTCCAGTTTCCTGGATCTATGCACTCACCAAATGTTGGAGACCATACTAATCCACAAGCACCACATTGTGACTGAGGAATAAGACCATAATCTGAACAATCTACAGGAGTAACTGGTGTTACAGTTTCTGGCTCAATACATTCACCAAATGTTGGAGACCAAACTAATCCACAAGCCTCACACTGTGACTCAGGAATAAGGCCATAGTCTGAACAATCTACAGGGGTAACTGGAGTTACAGGTGTGACAGGTGTGACAGGAGTCACTGGTGTCACTGGTGGATTACAACTCTGTGGAGATGTGTAAACTCCACCAGTTAAAGTGTTTCCTTGTTCATCGGCAGCACACGCTGCTTGTAGTCCTGTTACTGCTGCACCTGAAGACGCATATGTTCCTTCAACTCCTGCTCCATTACTGCAGCAACCATAATAAGTTGTTGGTGGTGTTACTGCTGAGTAATTCCACATTGTTAGGTTAACACTTGATCCTGATTCAACTTGGGTTCCTGCTGAAGGAAATTGGCTTTGAACCTTGTCAGCATTTGCAGGGTCAGATGTTGCTGATCCCGTTGTAAAACTTCCTACTGACAATCCTGCTGTAGTGATTGCACTTTGCGCTGCAGAATTTGTTAACCCAACAACACTAGGCACTGTTCGCATTACTGGTGGTGTAACTGGTGTTACAGGAGTAACTGGTGTTACAGGAGTGACATCTGGTGTTACAGGAGTAACATCTGGTGTTACAGGGGTTACTGGTGTTACAGGGGTTACTGGTGTTACTGGTGTAACTGGTGTAACAGGCGTTACTGGTGTAACTGGTGTAACAGGGTTAGACGCAAATACTGGAGATAAAGACAAGTTTCCAACACAGTTACCGCTAATTGTATATCCACTAGCAATGTCTGCTGCAGATACATTAGGGTATGCAGTATTTAATCCGCAGTTTGTATTATCTGAAATAAGTGAATAGCCAAGGAAAGCACCATCACTGCTAAGCAAAGAGTCAGGAATGTTTGTTGGTATTGTATATGATGTAGTGTATGTTGTATTTGGAGGACAATCTGTTACTCCAGGACCACAGTTGTATGTCACATTAAAGAATGTTTGAGCATTTGATCCTTCATATATATCACCATATGCAACCCAAGCATTTTCTGCAACCTTTAACAAAGTTACCTGTCCATACTGTGTGTCAATAAATAGTTGTGATCTTTTGCTATTAATTGTTACTCCTGCTGCTGCAACAAACTGAGTTACTCCTGAACCCATTTCAATTAAGTTGTAACTAGATCCTACTGGAATTGCTACAGATGAGTTTGTAGGAACTGTAAGGTTCATTGTTGAAGATGTATTGAGAAGAATTGTTTTTGATGCGTCTGTTAAGTCCAGCGTAAAACCTGTATTTTTTGTAATTACGCTTTTTTGTGCAGCAAGAGTGTTTGAAATACCATCTATTTGGTTTTGAAGATTTGTGTCGGCAGTTGTTCTGTTTGTTACCTCTGAGGCAATTGAATTAGAGAGGGACTTTAAATGCCCTGCGACTGACTTTGTGTTTATACTTGTTGCTGTACCATTTAAATCATTTGAAGTTGGTATAACATTTGATCCATAATGATAAAGTCTTAATGCTTCCTGAATATCTGCTGCATCTTCATAGCCAGGTATCTTGGTTGGGTATAACCCAGAGCCATTTTCCGTATCATCAATAAATTCAGCAGCCATTTAATATCACCATCTTAGATTATACCACCGTAATTAGGAAATGAATATAGACGGTTCTATTTAGACCAACCCAACTTCCTCCTGAAAATTCAACGGCATTTATATCAACTGGCAATATCTGATCTCCAGTACCTGCTTGAAACTCTAAAGGCTTAACTGTAATTGAGTGAGCAATAGGGTTTGCAGGGTCAGAAAAGGTACATTGTACATTAAAATTTTCTGCTGTTAGTCCACCCACAAGGCTAAGTGGTGCAATATTGGATACTTTAAAATCTACTTCGCTTGTTGTCTTTCCATTTATAAAGGCTACTTGTCTGATTACACTAAATTTGTCTGTCATAAGGGTTGATGTTTCTACCCAAGTATTTACACCAGAAACATTTTGATATTGGTACATAACTAAATAGTCTTCGTCTGTAGCCTGAACATTTATATACAAATCAAGTAGTTGCAATGTAACAGAATGTGATACTGTGTTTGGGTTTCCATATCCTACAAGAAACAGGTTCCCTCTTTGTCCTTGTGGTCCAAAATCTACTTCGACATTTACATTTGCTGTACCGCCAATTACTTTAACATCTTCTGGTGATACAAAAATATTTGTCATTGTACCGTCCACTTAGCATAAAGAGTTACTGGGCCAAATGGTGAAGTAGGAGTGTAAGATCCATCTGTAACTTCTACACCACTGCCTGCGGGACCCGTAAACCATCCACCAAATGTGTGTCCTGTTCTAATTGGAGGTGTTGTTGGTATAAATTCAATTGGTTCACCAACAACAAAGTGTGTTGATCCTCCAGAATATGTTGTTGTTGCACTTTGATCATTGTAAACTACTTTATTATTAATCCACTTAGCATAAAGTATAACTGGACCGAATGGGAATGTTGGAGTGTAGGATCCATTAGTTACTTGAGTTCCGCTTCCTGCTGGTCCTGTAAACCATCCCATAAATTCATGATCTACTCTAATAGGAGGTGTTGTAGGAATTGTAGTTATTGAAGATAGAGGAGTGTAGGTTGTTGATCCTCCGCTATGGTTAGTAGTTGCACTTTGATTATCAAATGCTACTGTATTTACTACCCACTTAGGATAAAGGTTTATGTCTGTATTAAAAGAAGAAATTGTTGCAGTTGGAGTATAGTTAGTTCCCGTTCCATCTGATACTGTATTCCAACCAGCAAGATAATATCCAGTTCTTGCAAGAGTTCCTAAACCCTTTAATACAACTGATGCGTTTGGAAGATATGCATCATTATCTACTGGGGGAATTCCAGAAGTTGCATTTGTATTGTGATAAATAACTCTATATGTAGGGATGGCTCTATTTGGTGATCCAATCCCCTGTGAAACATCATCTGTTACAGAAATAGAGCCAGTTAAAAGTGTCAAAATTTTATCGTATGTTCCTGCTCCTTGAGCATAAATCTGAACATCATAAACATATGTAGTAGATGAATCCATATCTTCTCCATTTTCTGGAGTTATTGCACAAGTGATATGGGTTCCATCTGTTGAGATTATTGCGCTACCAGTAATTTGATTTGCAACTCCTGCTGTACCTCTTACCTCTGCAATTTTAAATGTGGCATTACTATAGTCGTTTAGATAAAAGATAGAGTTATCTGTTTTTTGAGGGTATATCTTAAACTCATGGGTGTCACCCTTGTAGTAATTTATATTGAGTTCTCCTGGAAATGCCATAGTTTTATTATACCACGCTGACATATATAGATTTGAGAATTACTGATGCGTCATAATCGGTTCTAATTTGAGGAACTGC